GGCCGCCTCTCACGGCGAATAACCTGATTGCATTAGATTATCCTAGAACCCGCATGGGCAGGAAAGGTTAGGTATGGCTCTTATTGATAATGAAGAACTGTCTCAGAAAAGTGAATTAGAAGCAGTTGAACAACAGCAAGCTCAAGTAGCTGCTGCACCAGAACCTCCGAAGATTCCCGAGAAATACAAGGGCAAGAGTCTTGAGGAGATTGTAACGATGCACCAAGAGGCTGAAAAACTCATTGGTCGTCAAGCACAAGAAGTAGGTGAAGTTCGGCGGTTAGCTGATGAACTACTGAAACAACAACTCTCTCAAAAGAAAGAGAAGCCTCCAGAGATTGAAAACGAATTAGACTTTTTTGAAGATCCAAAACTAGCAGTCCAAAAGGCTGTTGCAAACCATCCGGACGTTCTTGCTGCAAAACAAGCAGCAATGCAAATGAAACAGCTTCAAACACAGGCAGCACTTGCAAAGAAACATCCTGATTTTGCTAATGTGGTTCAAGATCCCGAATTTGCAGCATGGGTGAAAGCCTCTCCGATGCGTGTTAATATGTATGCACTGGCAGATGCACAGTACGACTATAACGCTGCTGACGAGTTGATTTCTACTTTTAAGGCCATCAAAGGCACACGAACTAATCAAGCAGTTTCTGCTGCACAAGAAGTTCGTAAGACTGACATGAAAGCCGCTGCTGTAGATGTGGGTGGAACTGGGGAGTCTTCTAAGAAAGTTTATCGCCGTGCCGACCTTATCCGGCTACGCATGACTGATCCCGCCCGTTACGAAGCCTTACAACCTGAAATCATGGCTGCGTATTCTGAGGGCAGGGTTAAGTAATTTTAACTTTGTTTTAGGAGAATAAAATGCCTTTAGGTACTAATAACGTTACCGTCACTACCGCTGCTACTTTCATTCCGGAAGTTTGGAGTGATGAAATTGTTGCGGCTTATAAGAAGTCGCTGGTTGCTGCCAATCTCATCAAGAAGATGAGCTTCAAGGGCAAGAAGGGTGACACAGTTCACATTCCCGCCCCGACTCGTGGTGATGCGTCTGCCAAGGCTGCTGGTAGCCAAGTGACCCTGATCGCTGCTACTGAAAGCGAAAAGACGGTTGCTATCGATCAACACTGGGAATACTCGCGTCTGATTGAAGACATCGTGGAAGCCCAGGCCCTGTCGTCGCTGCGTCAGTTCTACACGGACGATGCTGGTTACGCTCTTGGCCGTCAAGTTGATACGAGCCTGATCCGTCTGGGTCGTTCCGTGCAAGGCGGTTCTGGCACCAGTGCCTATAGCGGTGCTTTCTCTGGCGCTGATGGCACGACTGCCTATGTTGCCGCCGCAAATACCGGAACTGGTGCTCTGACGGATGCTGCTATTCGTCGTTCTATCCAGCGTCTTGATGACCAGGATGTGCCGATGGATGGCCGTTTCCTGATCGTTCCCCCGTCTACCCGCAACACGCTGATGGGCATTGCTCGTTTCACTGAGCAGGCTTTCGTTGGTGAAGGCGGCGGCGCTAACACGATCCGTAACGGTGAAATCGGTAACGTGTACGGTATCCCCGTGTTCGTGACCAGCAATGCTGACACGACCTCTGGCTCTACGGCTACCCGTGTTTGCCTGATGGCACACAAGGACTTCGCCGTGCTCGTGGAGCAAATGGGTGTTCGCACTCAGACTCAATACAAGCAAGAGTACCTCGGTACGCTGTTCACGGCTGACGTTCTGTATGGCGTTGGCGAACTGCGCGACGGCGCTGCCGTTGCTCTGGCTGTTCCGGCCTAAGTAAACAACTAGGGAGGACTCCTACGGGGGTCTTCCCTTTTTGTGTTTGGAGAATTTATGAAATTCATGTGTAAATATTCTGGCTCAATGTACTCGTTTGAGTTTGAGCACGACATCAAGGCAATGCTTTCGCATCCTGACTATATCAAAGTAGATGAAGAAGAAGAAGTAAAAGAAGAAGCTGCGCCTAAGCGTGGTCGTCCTGCCAAGAAAGACGAAGAATGAGACAAGTTTCCGTAGGTAACAACCTAACAGCCGCGACAAAAACCACTGTGTACACTGTTCCTACGGGTTATTATGCTTTGTGGAACCTCTGTTATGTGGTCAACCACTCAGGAAATAACAAAACCATTGATGTATTCTGGTATGACAAGAGCACAACTACTGAAATTAAAGTATTGGATGGGTATGTATTGAGTCCTACAAATTTCTTAAAATTTGATGGTGGGGCGTATGTTGTATTAGAAGAGGGCGACGAAATCCGTTGTGAATCAGAAGCGGCTTCTACAATGAGCACAATCAATACCTTTGAAGTCATAAGGAAAGCATAATGGAATATAATACCATAAATGAACAGGATAGTCTGTTTAATCCTGAAACATTTTCTCAAAATCCTTTTATTGCTAATTCAAACGCTTATCAATTGCAACTAAATCCGGGATCGCCGGAATGGTTTAAGAATTATATTTATTCTGGTGGTCTTAATGACGCTGAAGCTACTAAACGTGGGATTGAGTGGGTTGTTTCACAGGGAATGCGTCCACAAGATGCAGTAAATTTATGGAATCAGGCGCTCGGTACCAGCTTTAATGTATCTGATTTATTCAGCAGAACTGGTAGTGGGCCTGAATTTACAAACTTTGGGCAAAAGGGAAGTTGGCAAACAGGTGCTAATGCTGAAAATGATGCTCAAACAGGAATGATTCGTTCCGCCGACTCTTATTTCCAGCGCGGGAATGAAGTGGTTGTTTCTGATGAACTTTTCTGGAATCCAAACAGCCCTACTGGTGCGGCTTTAGCAGCAAAAATTCAAACTGCGAGCCAGCAAGGACAGCGCCCTGGAGTTGTGATAACACCCTATGCTGTCTTTCAAGGAAAGGCGACGAATGAGCAGCTGTTAAATGAAGTCAAAAACTCAGGAGCATCCTTTGTTGCTCTAGATCCTTATCTTGGATGGGGTGTTTCTGCTGATGATCTTTTTGAGTGGACAAAAAACTTTATTCCTCAACTAAATGCACTTGGAAAAGAGGTAAAACTTGTTACACAAGGCTTCGCCAAGAAAGGCGAAGAAGAAGCTACTAAGGCATATAACGATAAACTGTTGTCTCTTCCAGGTGTAAGTGAAGTTGTAAATTTTGGCCTTGAAGACTGGTTTCCAGAAGGATCGGAAGAAGCAAAACAGTTGTTTTCTGCGTCTTCTGAATGGGTTCCACTTGGCAATGACTATAAGCCGTCAGAAAAGAAAACTATTGGAGAGCCTGCAACTCAAGCGGCATCTACTACACAGCAAACAATGCAGACACCTCAGAGTGCTGCAAATGTCGGTGAGTTAGCACAGCCTGCCACTCCTGCTAAAATTGAACAGCAGGCTACTATTCCTGCTGCAATGACGGCAGAAGAACAACGACAGGCAGATATTGATGCTCGTGAGGCAGGAGCAACTGCCGGAGCAGGCATCTTTGCACCTTCTGGTGTTGTTCCAACATCTAATCTTCTGCCTTCAGATATTGAATGGCTGTCGCGTGGCGGCGGGATGTTCAACAATCCGCTGTATTCTGATCCTACATCGCCTATTGATTGGGCGCTTCAGTTTGGAATTGGAACTCCAGCCATTAATTTCTTAACTGGCGCAGCAATGAATGCCATCGGCATGACTGATGCGTCAATGATTGCTCAGGATGCTAAGAGTTTAGCTGATATTGGACTTACAGAAGATCAGATTATTAGTACTCTTCAATCTAGTGGGGTTCCTACATCTGCAGCTGTTCAGGCCGGAATGGATGCCGCTGGAGGTTCTTCTGTTTTTGAAATTGCTCAGAATATTTCAGGAACTGGATATACTAGTACTTCTCTTGGATCAACAGCGCCGTCTGTTCCTTCAACAATTACTGAAACACAAGCAGGAAGTACAACCAGTCCGGTAAATATTTCAGGAACAACTATTCCAGTAACTGGATTAGCTAATATTCCTGTAATTCCTTCTGTTCAAGTAACTGCACCTACACAGGCACCAAGTCCTGCACCAGCGGCGGCTGTTTCTTCTGTTATTCCCAGTATTACAAATATGGGAACACAGCAGACCACTGTAACTGGTTCTACAGCTACTCAGCAAAATGTTACGGCAGAAACTGCTGCTACGGTACTTTCTAATCTGTTGGGACAACCAGTCACTGTTGCTGGAGCAACTCAACAGGTTCAAGTACCTGGACAGCCAGCAGCACAGCAGATTACTCCTGAAGTCGCTGCTTCTTTACTTTCTGCTGTAGTAGGACAACAAGTAACTGTTGCTGGTCAAACAGCACAGCCTAGTACAACTTCTGATGTCGTTTCTGCGGCCACGGGAGGATTGCTGTCTAACATTGCTCAGTCTGTGCCTGTTACAGCACCGCCTGCACCGAAGCCATCAACAACTGCGGACACTGTTGCTAATATCCTGGCATCATTCACACCTGTGCAGTCTGTGCCTGTTACAGCACCGCCTGCACCGAAGCCTAGTACAACTACTACGGATACGCTTGCAAGTGTTATTGCGGCATTAACACCTACTCAGACAGTTCCTGTTACAGCGCCGCCTGCACCCAAAACAACAACTACCGCAGATACACTTGCAAGTGTTATTGCAGCATTAACACCTACTCAGACAGTTCCTGTTACAGCACCAGCTGTTCCGGCTCCTGCACCTACTCCTAGTACGATTACCAGTACTGTTGGAGCAATATTGCCTTCTTTGGCAACAATTCTTTCAACACCGCCTGCACCAACACCGGCACCAAGTCCTGCTCCAGTAGCAGCTCCTGCGCCTGTGTCGCAGACTGTTAATGTTACTGATTCAAAGGGAACAACAATTCCAACAGTTCCTTTAAGTTCTGTTGGAGTATTGCAGCCAGTTGTGACTTCTTCTGTTCCTCCTCCTGCACCTGCACCAAGTCCTGCCCCGGCACCTACACCGGCTCCGGCAACGCAAAACAATTTATTAAGTACAAGTGATCTTCTTAAATTGTTAGGTCTTTTGGGTGGAATTGGAACAGGAACAGTATTATCAACTGGTGGAACAGGAACAACAGGGTCTATTCCCCCTTCAGATTTAGTTCTTGGAAGCACTACTCCTACATTTGGATCAGATTATTATTCTGCAATTCAAAGATACTATAATGCATACATGCCACAGTATCCAAGGAATGTTGCAGGCCCGTTACAACAATGGTACGAAAATAAATACGGAGCTTAAATGGCAACGATTATCACCAAAAACAGTAGCACAGCCTCTTCTGTCCCTGCTGCGGGTTCGCTCGTTCAGGGTGAATTAGCTGTCAATGTAACTGATAAGAAATTATATACCAAAGACAGTAGCGCTGCTGTTGTTAAACTGGTGGGTTCTCTTGGTAATCAAGAAGCCAACGCTGTTGCTATTACTGGTGGTACAATCACCGGAATGCCAACGCCTACCAATAGCTCAGATGTTTCTACAAAGAGCTATGTCGATGGTTTAATCAGTTCAGGAACTGCTAATGTTACGTTGTCTCGTAACTGGGCACAGAAGACTGATGGTATTGTAGATTCCATTGACTATTCTTCTAAAGCATGGGCTGTTGGTGGAACTGGAGTCACTGGTGCTGCTGGCGCAGCTAAAGAATGGGCAACAAAGACTGGCAGCACTGTCGATGGTTCGCTGTATTCAGCTAAGTACTATTCTACTGAGTCTGCCTCTAGTGCCACGTTAGCAAACGACTGGGCTACGAAAACCACTGGTACTGTTGCTGGTGGAGAATACTCTGCAAAGTACCATGCACAGGCCGCTGCAACGAGTGCATCAAGTGCTTCCAGCAGTGCCACTAGTGCAGCAACTGCTCAGGCTGCTGCTGAAGCTGCTCGTGATGCTACGCTTACGGCATACGATAACTTCGATGATCGTTATTTAGGTACTAAGACTTCTGATCCTACCGTTGATAATGATGGCAATCCATTAGTAGCAGGTACGCTATATTTCAATAGCGTGTCCGGTATTATGAAGCTGTATACTGGCAGTGCGTGGGTTGCTGCTTATGTGTCTGGTGCTGATTATCTTCCGCTTGCTGGCGGGACGATGACAGGCAATGCAACCTTCAATGCTCAGACCGGTGTACGATTTGCAGATGCCGATTCAAGCAACTGGGTATCTTTTAGGTCTGCTGCTACTGTTCCTGCTAACATCACTTGGACTCTTCCTTCAGCGGACGGAAGCGCTAATCAAGTATTATCAACCAATGGAACAGGAACTCTTTCCTGGGCAACTCCGTTATCAACAAGTACAGCACAGACGTTTACGGCACTACAAACCTTCTCAGGGTCTTCTAGTGTAGCTGCACAGAAGATTGTCAATACCAAAGAAGTTTGTACTGTTTCAGCCACTGCTGCAACTGGCACGATCAACTATGATGTAACCACACAGTCTGTCCTGTACTATACCTCCAACGCATCCGCAAACTGGACGGTTAACTTCCGTGGATCAAGCGGTACGAGCCTGAACACGATCATGGACACTGGTGAGTCGATTACCGTGGTGTTCTTGGTCACTCAAGGCTCAACGGCTTACTACAACTCTGCTGTCCAGGTGGATGGTTCTATCGTGACTCCTAAGTGGCAAGGAGGAACTGCACCGACAACTGGTAACGCTTCTTCTATTGATGCTTATTCGTATACGATTGTGAAGACTGGCTCGGCTGCATTCACTGTGTTTGCTGCTCAGGTTCAGTTCAAGTAAGGAGGCACTATGCCTATTCTTTCACGGATTGGTGCAGCAGCAGCCCGAGGCTTTGGAATGCTCGGAAAACTTGCTACTGCGGTTGATCCTTATTTTAAGTACGTCACTCTCCTGCTCCCCGGCAACGGCACCAACGGGGCGCAGAACAACACGTTCCTCGATAGCAGCACCAACAACTTCACGATCACCCGCAACGGCAACACGACGCAGGGCACCTTCGCGCCGTATGGGAGTAATTGGTCGAACTACTTTGATGGAACAGGGGATTATCTTACAACCCCAACAAGCGGACAATTTGCTCCGTCAGGGGACTTTACGATTGGCTGTTGGATATATCCTGTTGCCGCAGCATCAGGAAACTTTATCGGCAATTACACCGCAAACGTATCTACCGATTGGCAACTCAATAGATTTACCGATGGTACATTGTATGTATATACAAACGGGAGCAGCGTAAGAATTTCAAGTGCGTCAAATGCATTGCCTTTGAATACTTGGTCATATGTTGCGGTGTGTCGTAGCGGCTCCACAATAACGGCCTACATCAATGGCACATCGGTTGGAACCTACTCTCAAAGTGGGACTTTTGGAAGCGCCACAAAAACGATTGGTATTGGTGCCAATGGTGCAGCGGTAAATCCGTTTACTGGCTATATCTCAAATGTGTTATTGGTGGATGGTTCTGCCATTACCACTGTCCCGACATCGCCATCAACTGCGGTTACCGGCACCAAGTTGCTGACCTGCCAGTCCAACCGCTTCATCGACAACAGCAGCAACGCATTCACCATCACGCGCAACGGCGACACAAGTGTCCAACGCTTCAGCCCGTTCGCTCCGACTGCTCCATACGCCGCAGGCACTGATGGCGGGAGTGGTTACTTTGATGGCAGTGGGGATTATTTGACTGCGCCAAGTGATGCTGCGCTTGCTGTTGGATCAACATTTACGGTTGAATGCTGGGTATATAGAACTGTTGGCTCAACAGTACAGTGGATAGCGGGTAATAATGCTGGTAGCGGCAATACATCTTGGTTAATTGAAATTGAAGCAGATAACACCGTATATGGCGGTGGTTGGACTACTGGTACACAGACCAGTTCAACAGTTCCAGTAGCGGCTTGGACGCACATTGCAATGGTGTGCAATAGTGGATCGTTAAAAATCTACATTAATGGCGTTCAGTCCGGTACTGCTGCAACAAGCATAAATTTTACGACTTCGGCAACAACATACATAGGCCAGTATTCTGCTGGCACGCGAAATCTGACAGGTTACATTTCAAATCTTAGAGTGTTAAAAGGAACAGCACTCTACACAGCAGATTTTACGCCCCCCACATCGCCTCTTACGGCCATCACCAACACAAGCCTCCTTCTGTCCTACACCAACGGCGGAATCATCGACAACGCGATGATGAACGACCTTGAAACGGTTGGCAACGCGCAGATCAGCACCACGCAGAGCAAGTTCGGTGGGGCGTCGATGTATTTGGACGGGAACGGAGATACATTGGCGCTCGCTGCCAATATCAATTTGGCGATGGGTTCCGGCGACTTCACCATTGAGATGTGGGTGTATGGGGCCAATAGCGGAAGCCCGGTTGGAGGTTCATACCCACGCATATTCACATTTGGAACTGCTCAAGGCGCAGGATGTATTGAGTCTTACAACGCAGCCGGAACAATGTATGTAGACATTTCCGGTGCGGGTGGCCCGATTACTTTCACTGCGAGTACATTGTTGAATTCAACTTGGAACCATTACGCAATTGCTCGTTCAGGTACTTCACTAAAAGCATTCGTAAATGGAACTCAAGTAGGTTCTGCAACAAACTCAACCAACATAAATCTTGCGGCAACAACTCAAAGTTGGATTGGCGCAATTAGCGCCTCTGCCGGTAACTTCAACGGCTACATCGACGACCTCCGCATCACCAAGGGTTATGCCCGATACACGGCCAACTTCACGCCGCCGACTCAGGCACTTCCTACTCAATAAGGACCAACTATGTTATACACAAAAAATGGTTCTATACCTAAGGAACACACAGATGGAACAGACGGATGGATCGAAGTTATTGATCCTCCCGTAGCTCCTGAAGGATATGAAACAATTTGGTGGTATCCTCCCGGATGGATTGTAAGACCAATTATGCCTGAACATGTTGAAGGATATTGTTGGTCTTGGAGTCAATCTGAGGAAAAGTGGACTCTTTGTACTGATCATAACCATTCTTCAGAAAATATTAGTATTTCTTTAGAAGAGACTGTGCAAGGTTCAGGAACATCAAATGATTCCATTACGCTATATAGTGCTATTCCTATAACAACTTAAAATAAAATGATTGATCCAGTAACTGCTTTTGGAGTTGCTGTAACGGCTTTCAATACCGTACAAAAACTTGTAAAAGCAGGAAAAGAAATTGAAAGTGTGGCTGGACAGCTAAGTAAATGGTACTCGGCTGTTCAGTCTTTTAATGAATCCGCTAACAAGAATAAGAAAAAAGATTCTGGCTCTGCAAGCCAAGAAGCACTTGAGATTACACTGCATCGACAGAAACTTAAAGAAATGGAGTATCAGTTATATATTCTTATAGCTGGTACTTATGGACAGGAAGTTTATCAGTCAATGATGGCTGAAAGACGAAAGATAAAAGCAGATAGAGAAAAGGCTGCTAAAGCAGCAAGACAAAAGAAAAAAGAAATGATTGTAAATGGTTTTTATCTATTTATGATTGTGTTCTTGCTTGTTCTATGCTATCACACTTACGAATATCTTATAAGGAATTTATTATGAAGAAGCCTAGTAAAGTTCAAAAAGTTATGCACGAGTACAAAGAGGGTACTCTTCATAGTGGTAAGAAAGGTCCTGTAGTTAAGAGTCGTAAACAGGCCGTAGCAATTGCTTTGTCAGAAGCTGGGATGTCAAAGAAGAAGGCTAAGAAGTAATATGAATAGCGGCTTCAATGAGGATCTAAAGAGGATTGAAACAAAAGTTGATAAACTTACTGATGCCGTTACACGACTAATCCTTGTAGAAGAACGACAGACATCCCAAGGTGTTCGTATTGGAACACTAGAGCAGGCCGTAGTGTCTATAAATAATGATCTTGTAGCTGTTGATAAGAAACTAGATCGTTGGGTGAATATGGGCTTTGGTGCTTGGGCTGTTATTGCTGCTTTGTTTATGCTCTTTGAGTTTGTTGTTAAAGTGCAACAATAGGGAACACACCTATTGACATCTTCTATGAATCGTGTATAATTATTACTGATAAAGACATCAAGGAAAACGAATGTCAACAACTTATTTACAACTTGTTAATAATGTTCTTATAAGGTTAAGGGAATCAGAAGTATCTTCTGTTAACGATACTCCTTATAGTTCTTTGATTGGTGTCTTAATCAATGATGCTAAACGCGAAATTGAAGATGCTTATTCATGGAATGCATTAAATTCTACCATTGTGTTGCCTACTGTTAGTGGACAAGGTTCTTATACTTTGACAGGATCAGGACAGCGATTTAAGGTACATAGTGTCTTAAACGACACTGAAAATATTGGAATGGCTCAAGCATCTCCTGATTGGCTTGACCAACAATATTATCTTGCTACTGTTCAAAATGCTGCGCCAATCTACTATTGTTTTGATGGTGTCAGCAATGACGATAATGTTGTCCGTGTATGGCCTCAACCAGATACTGTCTATTCACTTCGTTTCAACTTGAATATTCCTCAAGCTGATCTTTCTGCTAATGGTGACTTGATTAAAGTTCCTGCACATTTAGTTCAGATGCTGGCATACGCTAATGCAGTTGCTGAACGAGGGGAAGACGGTGGACAGTCTTTCAGCGAACTGTATCAAAAGTATCGTTTAGCATTAGCTGATGCAGTTGCTCTTGAGGCTAATAGGTATGATGAACAAGTAACCTGGGAAAGTACATAATGGTTGCAAAACTATTAACCACTTCTATTGCTGCCCCTGGTTTCTATGGTCTGAATACGCAGGATTCTGTGGTTTCTCTTGAGTCTGGTTTTGCTACTGTTGCCACAAATTGTGTAATTGATAAGTTTGGTCGTATTGGTGCTCGTAAGGGCTGGAGTGCAGTGCACGCTTCAAATACTGATCTTGGATCAGAGTCTATTAAAGCAATTGGAGAATTAATTGCTTCAGATGGGACTTCTTATACGATTGCCGCTGGTAACAATAAACTATTTAGGCTTAATGGCAGCACACTGACAGTATTGACATACGGAGGAGGCGGAACAGCACCGACCATTACTGATAGCAATTGGCAAATTGCTTCTTTGAATGGTATTCTATATCTTTATCAATCTGGACACGATCCTCTTATCTTTGATCCTGCCGTATCAACGACAACATATCGAAGAGTATCAGAAAAGACTGGATATGTTGGAACAGTTAGTAACAATAATTGTGTAATCAGCGCCTATGGTCGTACATGGTCTGCCAACAATACAACGAATAAAGCAACAATTCAGTTCTCTGATCTTCTTAGTGGCTTTGTATTATCGACAGGCACTGCTGGAACACTGGATATTTCAGAAATATGGCCTGCTGGTGCAGATGAGATTATAGCATTAGCGGCTCATAACGGATTCTTGATTGTCTTTGGACGTAGACAGATTCTGATTTATTCCAATGCTCAAGATCCTGCTGGACTACAGCTTCAAGATACTATTACAGGTGTTGGTTGTTTTGCAAGGGATTCTGTAGTAGCTACAGGATCAGATGTATACTTCTTGTCAGATAGTGGTGTTAAATCGCTGTCACGAGTAATTCAAGAGAAGTCTTCTCCGATCAGAGACATCAGTGCCAATGTTCGGGATGATGTTGTTGCTGCAATGTCCCTTGAAGCTGCTTCTGGAATCAAGGCAGTGCATTCAGACAAAGAAGGCTTCTATCTTATTACATTCCCTGTAACAGGTATTACTTATTGTTTTGACTTGCGTATGTTACTTCCTAATGGTGCTAGCAGGGCTACAACATGGGATGGAAGTATTCCTACAGCATTCTGCTACAAACAGAACAAAGATTTGCTTTTGGGTAAGCCAGGATATGTAGGTAAATACGATACTTATAAGGATAATGCTGATACTTATGTAATGAAGTATTATACCAACTACTTTGATTTCGGTGTTCCAACCGCACTGAAGATTATGAAGAAAGTTGGTATTACCACTATCGGTGGACAGGGTTATCCTGTGGTGCTTAAGTTCGGCTATGATTATAGTGATATTCTTAACAGTCGTCAGTTTAATCTATCGAACGCTGCTGTTGCAGAATATAACATTGCAGAATATAGTATTGGTGAATACGGTGGAACAGCATTCGACAACAAGGTGATCAATATTGGAGGTGCTGGTAAAGTTATTCAATTGGGTTTTGAAACTACAGTGAATACTCGACCAATCTCAATCCAAAAGATTGATGTCTTTACCAAAGTAGGAAAAACGAGGTAACTAAGTGTCTAATTATACCAAAACAACTAACTTTGCTATTAAAGACGGTCTTGTGTCGGGTAATCCTTCCAAGATCATTAAAGGGACGGAAATTGACACAGAGTACAATAACATTGCCTCTGCTGTTTCCTCTAAGCCTGACGCTAACAATGGAACGCATACGGGAACCACAACGATGGCTAATCTAACATTGTCCGGTACTTTCTCAGGAACTGTTGATGGAGGTACTTACTAATGGCTGACACAATTGATTATACTGGTCTTTTGAGTGGGCTTATTGGCACTGCTGGTAATATTTATGCTTCCAATCAAGCCGCTAATGCTGCTCAACAGGCTGCTCAGACTGCCGCACAACAGGCACAGTTCCGTCCTGTAGGTGTAACTACTCGATTTGGCCGTAGTGGATTCCAATATGGTCCTGATGGTCGTCTGATTGGTGCAGGCTATCAAGTTGCTCCTGATGTTGCAGCCATGCGTGAGGCTCTTATGGGCATCTCCGGTGGTGCACTGCAACAAGCACAGCAACAGCAAGCCATGCAACAGCAGGTCAATCAAGCTGCTCAAGGCTTGTTTGGTTTAGGTCAGCAATACATCGCACAGACCCCTCAGCAGGCTGCTCAGCAGTATATGGCGCAACAGCAAGAACTGTTTGCTCCTTTGGATGAACGTGCTTTAGCACAGTTACAGGCTTCTCAGTTCCGAAAAGGAACAGGCGGTCTTGCTATGGGCGCTACAGGTGTTACTCCTGGTGGTGCTCCTGGCCTTCGTGCCGCTAATCCGGCTATGGAAGCCTTCTACAATGCACAGCAACAGCGTAATGCTCAGTTGGCTGCTCAGGCTCAGCAGATGGGCCAACAACAGGTTCAGTTTGGACAAGGCTTGCTTGGGGGTGCTCTGAATCTTCAGCAAGGTGGCTATGGTGCTCAGCAAGCTGCGTTGGCTCCGTTCAGTACGGGATTTGGTCAGGCGACTAATGTTGAACAGGCGGGTCAACAACCATTGACATTAGGAACTCAATTGGGTGGAGGCAGTGCTACTGCTGCTCAAATGCTTCAGCAAGGAGCTAATACTGCCAATCAATTTACAGCTAATCGTAATACTGCTGTTGTTGGTGCTTTAGCTGATCCTGTTGCTCAGTTAATCGGCAAACTCTTTGGAGGTTAATAATGGCTGATGGAATGATGGCTAACCCTTATCTGGGTCTTATGAATGCCGGTCTTAGCCCTGAACAGGCTCAGGCAGAGGTTGATCGTCAACGAGCAATTCAATTTGCTAACTTAAATCCTCAACAGCGTATTGCTTCCGGAATCTATGGTGGCCTTACTCAAGCTGCTAGGGCACTAGGTGCTCGTGATCCGATGCTTGAACAGGCTTCGCAGTTGCGTCAATTGGCAGGGCAGTTTGATACGAACACTGCTGAAGGCATGATGCAATTTGCTAATGCTGCTCGTTCTATTAGCCCGCAATTGGCACAACAAGCCGCTGCACAAGCACAGCAGATGATGCAACAGCAGGCTACTTTAGCTAAGACTCAAGCAGAAACAATTTCAAAACTTCGTGAGCAAGATCCGAAAACTTTATTTGTTAAGGCGAACGCAGATAAATTTACTCCGGATAGTTTACAAACATATGCAACTACTGGAAATTACTCTTCTTTAGTTCCTGTTACAAAAGAAGATAAAACAACTAAGCCTCCTGCTGACTTTATTGCCAAAGCCGTTGAACTTGGTTACGGTGAAAAAACACGACTTGGTGAGTATACTCAAGAACAGGTAAAAGCAGTAAATACTGCTTTATTTGATCAGCAGGTTTCTCTTGCTAAAGAGAAGCGGCCCCCACCTGTTAGTGTATCTGTAGAAACGAAGGCAGAAGGAGCTTTTGCAACTGAACTTGGCAAGATAGACGCTAAACGAGTTGAAGAGGCGCGAAAGAGCCGCGAGACAGCAATGTCTGAATTAAAGACATTAGAACAGGCAACTTCTCTTGCTGGAAAGCCTCTTGTTACTGGAACAGCCGCAGGTGCGCGTGTTGATCTTCTGAATCTTCTTGATACTGTTGGTATTCTTGGCGGTCGAAGGAAAGAAGAGCTAATCAATTCTCAGCAGTTTGATAAGATTACGGGTGACTTAGTTCTTGATAAGATTAAGAAACTTGGAGCAAACCCATCTAACGCTGATCGTGAGTTCATTGCAAGGATTGTTCCAAATCTTACAACAAGCCCTGAGGCGCGTACCCAGCTACTGCAATATCTGCAAAAGCGTGCAAATGATGTTGTTAAAGAAGCAGATGCTCTTGAACAGTATGCTGCTAAAAATAGAGGACTTACTGGATACCGTCCACAGACTGTGCGAGATTGGAACAGTCTATAATTTAAGGAAAAATAATGGCAGATGTTACATTTCCTGTTAGGTTACCAAATGGTAATATTATTGAAAATGTTCCTGAGGGCGCTTCTAAGGAGGAAATTAAAGCTAAGGCTATTAAAAGTGGACTGGCTACTGAAGAGGACTTTAAGGAACAAGTGCCGGCTTCTGAAATTCAGTCCGTATTAAATCCAAATTTTGTTAGCAGGCCTCGTGGAGCTTTTGGTTTACAGGAAACTGGGGGATTGGTTGGTGGAATTGCTGGCGGTATCCTTGGTGCTCCTCTAGGTCCAGTTGGAGCACTTGCTGGAAGTGCTATTGGGGCCGGTCTTGGGGGCGCTGCCGGAGAAGTTGGAGAACAATTATCAAAGAATGAGCCGCTTTCTCCTGCTTTGATGGCTCGTGCAGGAGTTGAAGAGGCTGCTTGGGACTTGGGTGGAAATCTTGTCTTAAAAGGACTTGGAAAAACTATCCGTATCGGTGCCGATAAGTTAGGATTTGGTCAAAATAATATTCCAGATGCAAATAAAGCTGCGCAAGAATTCTTAAGGCAGAATGGATCACAATTAAGCATTGGTCAACGAACCGGAAGTGGCATCATGGATGCATTAGAAGGACTTGTCAATACTCCTGTAACTGCTGATATTTTCCGTCGAAAAGAACAAGAAATTAAAAATGCTTTGTCTTCCGGAAATAAGAATATTCTTAAGAATCTTGTTAATTCTCCAGAATTTGATCAGGCGCTGCGGAGTGGGTCTTCTGCTCAAAAGGCATCTGGAGAAGTTCTTCAAAATTTTATTAAAGAAGGTGAGCAGAGTCTTAGTAAAGCAGTTGATCCTGAATATAAGGCAATCTTTGCAGATAAGGATTCTCGTGTAAGTATGTTCTCTATTCGTCAGTGGGCTGATAAACTTCTATCAGAACCGGTGGCGTTAACTGCTGGACAAAGAAGCATTTTAAAAGAAATGCAAAATCTTCCTCCTCAAGTAGATGTTAATCTTTTACATCGAATGAGGTCGCGTTGGTTAGCAGAGAATAGGGATAAGTACTCTAGTTTAGGAACTGAAAAAGATTCAGCGGCTTCTTCTACTATTAGTGATGTTATTAAGAAGTTTGATGAAGCAATGGATTTTTCTGCTTCTAAAACATTAGATCCGAATACGCTTGCTCGTTATCGTAATGTTACTAGAACATATCGAGAAGGAATTCAAGGACTTCAGACCGAAGCTGTTCGACAAGCACTTGCTAAAAATCCTGAAGAAGTTGGTTCGTACTTATTCGCGGCTGGCAAAGAAACGCCTATCAATGAACTATATAAGTCAATTGCAGCGGCGGGAAATCTAACAAAGAAAGATCCTAAACAAGTTTTAGATGCTCTTCGTTATGGCTATCTTCAGGCGATGACGAACACTCCTGAAAACATGTTAAACTTTGCAAAGACTTTAGAACGAGATCAAGCAACTAGGAATACTTTTAACAGTCTTTTTAGTGATGTGAAACAGCGTCAAGCTATTGAGGCCATGAATAGAGCAGCCGAGCTTGGACTTGTTGAGCCTGCCGCAAAGATGGGACTTAATTTACAAACTGTATCTACGCTTAAGCAAGCCGCTGGACTAGGAACGGCAGCAGCAACTGGATATGTGTTTTTTCTTCCTCCAGACTTACAGCAAAAAGTTAAAGAAAATGCGGGATCGTTAGCTCTTTCTGCTACTGGTCTTGTTCTTTCTCAACGACAACTTGCAAAAGCACTGCTAGATCCTAAAGGTGCCCAAGCGATAACTTTATTGTCTAGAGCCAAACAACAAGCACTGTCTCCTACGGCATTTACAAAAGTTGTTGTGGAACCCCTCGCAAATATCTTGACTGAAGAATCGCCATCACAGGGAATTCCTTCTCCTCAAGAGTTTAGCTTAAGAACGTTAACCCCTGTGAGGTAATCTTATGTTTGAAATGCTAGGAGGAGGTCTTCTAGGCAGTATCTTCGGTGGCCTGTTCCGGCTGGCTCCGGAGGTACTGAAGTGGCTTGACCGTAAAGACGAAAGAGGCCATGAACTAAAGATGTTCTCTCTTCAGACTGACCTAGAGAAGATGCGGGGTGAGTACCGCATGGAAGAGAAATATATTGACTTCAGTAAGGCCAACATTGACGCTATCGGAGAAGCATTCAAGCAACAGACAGAGGCAGATAAGAACTCCTATAAATGGGTAGCTTCTATTTCTGCTTTAGTCCGTCCCGGCATCACTTGGCTGCTCTTTGGTCTGTATACGGCTGTCAAGATCGTCACCATCATGTATGCTGTCAATAGTGGGTTACCCGCTATCCAAGTTATGCAGGAAATCTGGACTGCCGATGACTTCAGTATGCTGATGATGATTCTTACATTCTGGTTCCTTGGTCGGTCCATTGAAAAACGTGAATCCCGTAATTGAACTATGTAAGAATGTCCTGATAAAGCCCTTTGAAGGATGCGCTAAAGTTCTTCCTAACGGAATGGTCAAAGCGTATCCTGATCCGGGCACAGGAGGACATCCTTGGACTATCGGATACGGCTCTACAGGCTCTGACATTAATCCGGATACAGTCTGGACTATGGAGCAGTGTGAAAGTGCCCTAGACGACCATCTAGAGTACTTCTATTCCGGTATCCTAAAGCTATGTCCTGGACTCAAGGATGAACCGCCTAGACGACAGGCTGCTGTGCTCTCATGGGCATACAACTGCGGACTAGGTAATCTTCGTATCAGTACCTTCAGGAAGAGGATCAACGAGAAGAACTGGGAAGAGGCTGCGCTGGAGTGTCTTAAATGGGACAAAGCAGCCGGTAGAGTGCTCAAAGGTCTTACTAGAAGGAGACAGGCAGAAAGCCTGCTGTTGAAATAATTAAGCCCCTGTCAAGGAACCTTTATAGGAACCTTGACAGGGGCTTTTTTTATTCTGTGAAGAAATCTCCAATCAGAATTTCAAGAAACGGCAACTTAATTATTAGTCCTACAAAACATACAACTGTTTCATCCTTTCCTTCTTCATCTGTCATACAATAACGGTTAATCTCATTGTGTTCAATGTCAAAACCGATACCAAGTCTCGGATGAATAATGAACTCCATTAGATTTCACAGGCACCGGCAGTGCAAGCCAATGTCTGTGCTCCTTCAACATTGTCTGTACGCTCAACAAAAGAATCCCAATCAATCCCCGTAGGCATTGCTGTCTTTAGTTGTTCATACTCTTCACCAGTAATAGTCTCATAGGGAGCCTGCTTATATGTTCCTCCGTCCATCGGCAGGAAGGATACTCCGGTGATCTGATCAAAGTTATCCCATACCCATGCACCAACCTTGGGCCATTCTTCTTCCTTGACTGAGATAGTCACAGAAGGCTTATGCTCACAGTAGTGCTTTTGATACAGCAGCCAGAGACGCAGGTGCTTAATGGCATCCAAGTCTTCACGAAGTACGGCACCTTCAGCAACAGCTACAGGGAAGCTAAATACTGTCGTGCTATCCGGCTTATAGAAGTCAGGCTCCGAAGGGAATCCCTGAGACTTCAAGAAGGCAGTGAGAGGATCTTTATTATCAGATCGAACGCGACGAATGTAGTACCTACTATGTTGAGGATGAATACCGCTAGCAGTGCCCGTAAGTTGTGAGACTGTTCCTTCAGGCTTGATAGCTGTGATCGCAGCACTGCGAGAGATACCGATAGCATCAGCATGGACAGCATTGACATGAACAGCATGTTGTTTCAGTTCCTCTAGCAAAGAAGGAAGGCCAGGATCATCAGGATTATTCAGCAACGGATTATCTAGAATACCCGTCATTGAAACTCCTAGCAATCGTTCCTCTTCGGTGTTGTTTTGCCAAATCTTGCGAAGATACGGGAAGTTCGTAAGCGTTGACTGCCAAGTTCCCAAAATAGTTGCAAGACGCACTTTACGCTCAAGAGCACTGTAATCATCGCCAGGGCGAACAATGACAGAACTAAGATTACAGAACTGATAAGGCCGTAGAATAATCTCACTACAGGGATTAGTACCCCATTCCTGATTAGGGTCACGACGACCATTACGCGCTGCCTGAGTTTGACTAGCATACCGATTAAAGATTCCTCGCTCACCAGAGTGTGATTCATAAATAGAAGACCATTCACGCATGAACTGACCAACAGATGGTTTAGTCGTGTAGACTGCCGAGTTGTTAGCCAATGCTCGTTGTCCGTTTCCTTCCCACCAATTTCCTGCCTTAGCGTGGGCCATTCGATCATCGCTAAGATCAGACAAGCTAATCATTGCAGACCGGCGAACCCCTCCAACCACAACGACTTCCCCGACTTTGCACAGAATATCATGGCATTCCAGCGAGTTAAGCTTACGTCCAGCGGCTGCTTTGAACTTAGAGACAGTGTAGCGGAAAAGTTCCACCAACGGTTCAGGGCCACTTGCTCGACCACCAAACGTCTTAAGGCGTGTCCCAGCAGGACGTACTGCGGAAACATCCCACTTTGGTACTTCTCCGGCATACAGGAGGGCAATAACCTGTCGGAGTGCCTTTGCCCAGCCTTCCTTAGAGTCCTTGACGACAACCACAGTCTTAGAATCAAACAGACGATCAGGAACTTCCGGAAGACGGCTAACATACTTTTCCTCTACGCTAAACCCCACTCCCGTACCACAGAGAAGGATATACATTGCCTCATCAAATGCCTTAGGGTCATCTACGGGAAGATACGAACAGTTATATCCTGCCACGTTCTGACGATCCAGTGCCTCGCCTGCGGTCATAATCGCTCGCATGGATGGCACCACCTCAAGATTAGTCACAGCGTCCTGTAGCTCCTTACGAAGTTCAGGAGGAACAAGATAATTGTGTTTCTTTTGTAGATGTCCTTCCAT